GTGAAAGCCAATAAACCACTCGTCTAAAAATATGTACAGTCCCGAAGAAATTGAGTCGTTCCTAACGGGAAACGACCCCGAAGAATTTATAGTTGCAATCGAGTTTGATTACGTTTCGAACTCAATCTACAAAATCAAAGAGATTCCTGGTAAAGGAAAAGAAATCCGCAAAGACACATTTATTCCTTTTGCTTGGGTCGGAGACCTGAGAGGTTTGAAATTTTATAATGATTCCAAAATGGCTCAGAAAGAAGCCATGACTAAGTATGGAATTGTTATTGAGAAATTAGAAACCATGGATAATGAACGCCTAAAAAACGGTTTGACTTACATGGTTAAGTCTCTCAAAGGTTACCGTGAACTCATTCAATTTTTCAGAGATGGTGGTTGTGACCCTTGGGGTGAAAAAGCCAAAGATAAAATTCTTATTCTACCTCCCGTAGAACAATATTTGGTTTCCAAAGAGAAAAGATTATTCAAAGGTTTTACAGACTATGACCAAGTCACTCGTCTTGTATTTGACTTGGAAACAGATGCACTTGACCCGAAGGATGGTCGTATCTTTATGATTGGAATTAAAACCAACAAGGGGTATCATAGGGTAATCGAATGTCTTGATGAGTCACAAGAGAAAGGTGCAATACTTGAGTTCTTGAATGTTATAGACCAAATTAAACCTTCAATCATAGGGGGTTATAACTCAGCAAACTTCGACTGGCACTGGATTTTTGAAAGGGCTCAAAGACACGGAATAGACATGAGAAAGGCCGTGAAATCTTTGCACCCCCAACATTCATACACAAGGAAAGATAGTATGTTGAAACTTGCAAATGAGGTTGAGGAGTTTTTACAAACTTCAATTTGGGGTTATAATGTTATTGATATCATTCACGCGGTTCGTAGGGCTCAAGCAATCAACTCAAACATTAAGTCAGCGGGTCTTAAGTATATCACAAAGTTTATCAACAAAGAGGCTCCTGACCGTGTATACATAGAACATACTGATATTGGTAAGTTATATAGAGAAAAAGAAGAATATTGGTTGAACACTCAAAATGGAAAATATAAGAAAGCTTCTGAGTATCAGGATTTAGATATCAAGTTTCCTGGCGTCTACATTAAAACAACAGGAGATAACTTGGTTGAGAGATATCTTGATGATGACTTGGAAGAAACCTTGGCAGTCGATAAAGAATTCAACCAAGGTTCATTCCTACTTGCAGCAATGATTCCAACAACATATGAGAGGGTATCTACAATGGGTACCGCAACTCTATGGAAGATGCTTATGCTCGCTTGGTCTTACAAACATAATTTAGCAATCCCTGCAAAACAATCAAAGACAGACTTCGTAGGAGGTCTTTCCCGACTACTTAAGGTTGGTTATAGTAAGAACGTACTGAAGCTCGACTTCTCGTCTCTATACCCTTCTATTCAGCTTGTACACGATGTATTTCCTGACTGTGATGTTACGGGTGCGATGAAAGGGATGCTCAAGTATTTCCGTGATACTCGTATCAAGTACAAACAACTAGCCGAAGAATTTGAGAAGACTGACCCTCAGAAATCTGCGTCGTATTCAAACAAACAATTACCTATTAAGATTTTCATTAACTCAATGTTCGGAGCCTTATCGGCACCTCAAGTATTTGCTTGGGGGGACATGTATATGGGTGAACAAATTACTTGTACAGGTAGACAATACCTTCGTCAAATGATTAAGTTCTTTATGTCCAAAGGTTATGTCCCACTTGTAATGGATACGGACGGTGTAAACTTCTCAAGTCCTGATGATGCGGAAAGTCATCATTATGTAGGTCGTGGTTTAAATTGGAAAGTAAAAGCTGGCAAAGTGTATAAAGGACCTGAAGCAGATGTTGCAGAATACAATGATATCTTCATGAGAGGAGAAATGGCTCTTGATACTGATGGTGTTTGGCCATCATGTATTAATCTTGCCAGAAAAAATTATGCTGTTATGGATGCGAAGGGTAAGATAAAATTGACTGGCAATTCCATCAAGTCAAAAAAACTCCCTCTATATATTGAAGAGTTTTTGGACAAAGGTGTTAAGTTGTTATTGAATGGTCAGGGTAAGGAGTTCATTGAGTATTATTATGAATACCTTCAGAAAATATTCGACCAAAAAATTGCTTTATCCAAGATTGCTCAGAGAGCTAAAGTAAAGTTAACCATGGATGATTACGTTAAAAGACTTACTCAGAAAACAAAGGCGGGAAATCAAATGTCTCGTATGGCTCACATGGAATTAGCTTTACAAGCAGGTATTGGTGTGAACTTAGGTGATGTTATTATGTATGTTAATAACGGTTTAAAGGCGTCTCACGGTGATGTTCAGAAAAAAGGCGACGGGGTACAAATCAACTGTTATATGTTAGATGCTAACATATTGGAAAACAATCCCGATATGACTGGTGAATATAATGTTCCAAGAGCAATTGTGACTTTTAACAAAAGAATTGAACCGTTACTTGTTTGTTTCAAACAAGATGTTAGAGACCAACTTTTAGTTACAGACCCATCCGAGAGAGGAATATTCACCACAGAACAATGTGAACTAATCAATGGAATGCCATTTGAAGATGGGGACCAAGATAGATTACAAGAAGATGTTCTTCAGGTTACTGAAGCCGAATTACAATATTGGGAAAAAAGAGGTGTAAAACCTGATTACATCTACGAATTAGCTGAACAAGGTTGGGAAAGAAAGTTAGGATTGCTTGAGACCGTCTGATGAAAGAATGTACCAGTTACCACTTACGTATTGAAATTCAACACACGCGAATTTGTCCAAAACAATTTCATCCCACTCTTCATCTATTCTACCCATATCAGGTCTTACAGTAACTTTCGTTAAGGCTTTAACAACAACATGGTCTGTTGTTCTTGAATCTAAAACCAAATAAGACTCGGGGATTCCTTTTACAATAATACAAAACTCACCATTGGTACGGTAATCCAACTCAGATACTACAGAAAGTTCTGATGCTTGGATTACATGTCCACCGATAATTTTTTTTGATGGTATAGATTTAATAATTGCCATATTAGATTACATATATTTGACGAGGCATTGCTCTAAACTTCATTTGTTTATTTAAGTTCTCTGCAATTAAAGCCTCTCGTTCCATCACTTTTTCAGGTCTCAATCTTGATAGCCATCCGTTTTCACCGATTAATTCCTCTAATAATTTGGTCTTCTCGTCTTTAGCTTCAGTCAAAAGACTTGTATAATCCATTGTTATTTCTGAGTCAGGTGTTTTAAGATTACCACTATACTTACCACGAACTCTTGCTAATGTTTCTTTACAATAAGCGGTAAACCATCTTCTAATCCACTGTTGACCAGGAACGTTTATATCTTCCCAACTTAAATTTTCGATTGGGACATCGGTTGGTAATTTAATAATATCAGGATTGTTTTTCAAACAATCGGCTCTACTATCAGGTTCAACATCATAATACCAATACCAAACTGCTTTACCAGCGTAGAGACTATAGTTATTCCAATTGAATCTACCACCAGGAGTATTGTACAAATGAATTAATTTCTTACCATCAGGTAATCCTGTTATTCTGTAAGTAAGTGAACCACCTAATATTCTATTTAGGATGTTTGCTTCTTGCATTCTAATTAGATAGTCGAAGCCAGACATCATAAAGTATGAACCTTGATATCCCATTTGAGCATATCCTGCTTCATTGGCACCCAAACCAATACCACCAAATCCAAATCCACCAACACCACCCAATCCAAAAGCGGTCCAAGGTTGGTTACTAAACCATAACAATTCGTTTACCTCACGACCAGCAGGGATTTCATAATCTTGTTTGTTTTTTTCTAATATAAAATAATCCTTTTTTAATACCCAAGGACCTACTGTTTGAAGACCAACAATTTTAGAATATGAATATGCGAACTGTTGTTCAAAATCCATAGTTCTTGTTACAAGCGCTCTTGCAACGGATTTTTCGTTCATGTTTAAATTTACGAGGTTAACCCATTGAGAGTCAATTAACCATTGAAGAACATATTCTTCATAGTCTCCTATAGATAACTCCATCAGAGAATCCATCATCTCGTCTTCAAGTTCAACACTTCTAAGTGGTGCACCTAAGAGGTGTTTAATTCTCGTATATATCCTACTTCTTTCTGGTTCTGGTAATGTTGCCATATCTTAATAAATATTCAATTTATTCTATTTCGTGTAATAAAGAATTGATGTTAAAAACATACTGGTCTTTATCACTTATTGGGTCATTCTTGAATATAAGTATCTTATTAGTTTTTGGATTCGAGAAAATTAACCAATCAACTTTGTAAGGTTTTACATTTCCTGTGTCCATCAATTTAATCTCGTCACCAACAATTACAACATTCGAAAATGGTTTGACTTGTGCAGAGTATTCTGTGCCGTCTAAACTGATTTTCATATCAATTCCTTTGAAGGCATCCATTTTAGCACCATGGGAACCAATCTTTTCAACTTTAGCACGACCTTCAAAATAATCTTCTATTTTTTTGTTTGCGTTGTTTTCAGATTTTTGTCCTCTGTCCCAAAGTTTTTTCAAAACTTTTATGATATTGATAAAGTCTTCGTTGTTTTTTGTGAAAATCTCGTCTTTGAAATGGTCTAATGCAACTATAAATCTAGCGGTTTCCTTTGGGTTCCTTTTTTCTTGTTTCCAAAAATGAAACTTCTTTTCAGGTTTACCTATGTTATCAATTTGTTTGTTCACTGCTTTAACTAAAAGACAAAAAGCATTGAAATTAGTGTTTAAGTTGTTAAGAATTGACCTTCCCTCAGGTGATTCAACACCATAAAAACCAGACATCTCTTCAGTGGTACCATCTACCCACCACTGTGAAAACTTCTTTTTTAAAACATATGTAACCCCGTCTTGATAAATCTTTTTGATTCTTGGATTGTTGATTAAATCTCTGAAATAGATTACTTCCTTCGGGTCACAAAATTGTGGTTCTTTGGATTCAGTTATGAGTTTCTGAAAATTTTTAGATTCGAGAAGCTTTGTTTCCGTTTTCATTTCATACATCTTCGTAACAAAATCCCAGTTAACAACTTTCCAAAAGTTAGAAATGTATTCATCTCTTTTGTTTCTATATTTCAAGTAGTATGCATGTTCCCATAAATCTAAACCAAGTAATGGAAACCCACCACCTTCAATTACATTCATCAAAGGATTGTCTTGGTTTGGTGTGGACATTATTTTTAACGTGTTCTTAGATGTTAGAACTAACCACACCCAACCAGAACCAAATCTTTCTTTGGCAATTGTTTCAAATTTTTTCTTGAAACTCGTGAAGGTTCCGTATTGTTTGGTTATTTTGTTGTAGAGCTCCCCTGTTAATTTTTTTGGTGTTGGGGTCAACATGTTCCAAAAAAGTGCGTGGTTAAAAGCCCCTCCTGCATTGTTCCTTACTACTTGGTCATAACGACTTATGTTTTTAACAATTTTTTCTAAGTCTAAGTCTCCGTGTTTTTTCTTCGATAGGGCGGCGTTTAATTTATCTACATAGCCCTTATAGTGTTTGTTGTAGTGGAAATTCATCGTTTCTGCATCGATAAATCCTTTGAGGGCTGAATAGGAATAGGGTAATTTTTCTATTCCAATTTTCTTCATTTCGGTAATCAACAATTGTTTCTCTGTTTCGATATGGTTTTCGGTAATTTGTTTTTCAATTTGTTGAATCCTTTCTTCAATTTTCTTCATGTATTGGAGTTATTTGTTTTATATAAATAACTCGTTGTTCTTTTAATGTCTTTCATTTTTGGATTTTTTCGTAGATATCACTGAAAGTTGGGAGGGCTAATGTGTTGTGATGATATATTATTTTTCCGTCTTCTGAAAAACCTGTGATTGTAATTGTATCCCCTTCGGACACGTTTGCTAATAACTTGTTTGATATTCTGTCTGTAATAATTTTTATCTCATCACCTACTTTCAACTCAACATTTTGGTGATTAATTATTCTATCCATTAAAAAATATTATGGTCTCAGTTCATTAATTCTTTTCAGAATTTCTTCCGCAACATCAGTTCCTCCGAGGTTGTCTCCCATAACTGTTGCGATTACTTGTTTCTTACTATTAAGTATATCATATATGATTGCTTCGATGGTGTTTTCAAAAATTGGGTAATATACAAGTACGTTATTTTTTTGACCAAATCTATAAGCTCTGTCTTCAGCTTGTGAGTGGTCTGATGGTAAAAAAGACAAGTCGTTCATAATAACAGCTTCCGCAGCCGTTAGAGTTAAACCAACACCAGCGGCTTTTATGTTACCAACAAAAACTTTGATTTTTTCGTTTTCTTGAAATTGGTCAACACTATTTTGTCTATCCTGTTTGGTCATGGACCCGTCCACCTTCACTGCGGATTTTCCAAAGTGTTCAACAATTTGATTAAGAGAATCGGTGAAGTTACAAAAAATGATTACTTTCTTTCCTTGTTCCAAAATGTTTTCAGCCAATTCAATTGTCTGAGAAATTTTTTCATTTGCAATTACTTGTCTAACTTTGGTCAACTTGGTAAATTGAACAGTCAATGACTTTGATTCGTCAGGATTTTTCTCATACCAATTATAATACTCACCCATCAACTCTTCGTAGTCTTTTGATTTAAGTCTCAGATAAACAGGTGTGATAATTTTATCTGGTAAATCTAATACGTCTTCCTTAAGTCTCCTTGTTATTGTGTTGGAAGTTCTTTCTCTCAACTCCTCCAAATTTGAAGAACCCATTACGTTCCAAACCTTGCGAGCCCCCACTTTGAATTGATAACCACTACAATATCTTATGACGTATGCCATCCAATTTTTTGCAACAGGAGAATCAACTAAACTTAGTAGGTTGTAATAATCTATTGGTCTTGAGGTCATTGGGGTACCTGTTAACAACCATAGTCTGTCTACTTTTTTTACAATATCATTAATTAATTTAGTTCTTTGGGCTTGAGCATTTTTGATATAGTGTGCCTCATCAACGACCACCAAATCAAAATTGGCAGCAAGAATTTGAGAGTCATCTTTCTTCTTGGAGTCATGGAAATTTTTTAATATGTCGTAGTTTATTATTACAAAGTCGTGGTCGGTACTGAAATGTTTTCCTTCAGCAATGTATATTGTTCTATCTGAATAATTTTCAATTTCTCTTTTCCAATTTATTTTTAGAGTGGCGGGACAAATGATGAGGACTTTTTTGGCGCCTGATTCTAATGCTGCGATGATTGTTGAAGTTGTTTTACCTAAACCCATATCATCAGCCAATATGTACTTTTTGTTCTCGACTAGTTTTTGTATTGCTTCTTTTTGGTGTGCGAGTGGTGGTCTCTTAGAATATTTGTCGTAGTTAATCACGACATCTTTTACAGTATTATCTTTTATAATTGATGCTTTGGGTAACCAAAAATCATGAAATTCTTCTGTCTCCCAAACCCTACCCCAAATATGATATGCTTTATCTTTTTCTGCCAAAAGTTTTTCAACCCAAACCCTTTGAGGTATGTTGGTATATAGTTTATCATCTGCTAACTTCTGAGCAAAATAAGCATCAAGGATTACCCATTTTTTTGCAACTTTTGGTTGTTTGTCGTGGTTATTGATAATATATTCTGACTGACTTCTTGTTGGGTAAAACTTTTTATTTATCAGAGATTTTCTTTTCAACTCCAATATATAATTGTTTGCCCCTTCGTATTGTTCTAGTAACGTAAGTGCTTTAGATTCTAATGATATTTCAGTTAAACTCATTTTACCTGTACATGGGTTCTTCCATCTGCCCAATAACTATCATCACCGTAATAGATGAAAATCTCTTCCCCTTTTTTTATTGGTTTAGTTGAGAAGAATATAAATGTTTGATTCTCCACGTCGTTAGTCCAATTTGCGTTAGGAGTAGTAGAGTGGTTATATAGTGAACCATATCCGAGAGCAATCACAAAGTTTGTCCAACTTTCAGACCTTGGCCATTCAAACGTGTAGTCAACTAAGGTGTAGTTGATTTCACCACGTTTTGCGGGTAAAAATAAAATCGGACATATTTCAATGACTTCGTCTTTGGGTATGTCTTGAGTTGCAAATACTCCCCATCCATGAACTGGACTTTGTTTGAATTCTATCTTTTGTTGTTTTTTAGTTTCCATTTAGAATAAAATATAATTATTAATAAGGTATTTATCAATAAGAATAAAATTAATTCGAATGGCAGAGAAACTAGTTCCGATAACAAGGTTAGGTAAATTTTTTGGTGGTGAAGACTACGCCTTAGACATTGGTATGGGTGAAGAGTGGTTGATTGGAGATATGAATTTCACCGTTATATTGTACAGAATTGATAGATATAAGACAAAGACTGATGATGTATACGGAGAAGTTTCAGAAGACGGAATTCAATTTTTAGCACCTGTCGAGTTAAAGGGGTATGTTCAAGTGATGGCTCCAACAAATAAAACTGTTGGAAATTCAAGAGTTGAATTACAAGAACCTGGTAATATGAGGTTCAGTATCTATCAAAAAACTTTGGAAGACATGGGGGTTGATATTTTCATGGGTGATTATATTGGTTACTATGAAAGTGAGGACAGAGTAAGATATTATGTTGTTAGTGATGACGGATATGTTAGGTCTGATAATAAACACACCTACGGTGGGTACAAACCATTTTACAGAACCATTGTCGCTACATGGGTGAGCGAAAATGAATTTAACGGAATATAATGAAAATCATAATTACTGAATCTCAATTTGATTCGTTATTTACAGGGAAAAGGGTTATGGTTTATTATAACCTTCACAAACATACTTTTTCTGTAAAGTACAAAGAAAAGGTAATTTTACATGCCGATATGGTCAAATTGACTGATGTTGAATTCAGAGTTAGACAAGGTGGAAAAGAAAAGGTAAGGACCGAAAAAAGTAAAAATGTTCATGCGTTTGTAATAGGTGCGTTGGAGAATTATTGTGAGTATCCTTGTGAAGACTATGAATCACCATCAGATGGTTTAGTTGTTACATATAACCCATACGAATACGATAGTTTTGTAATTAAGGATTCTGGTGAACCTATCTATAATGCAAAAGAAGTTGAGATGGTTAATTCCAAAAATAAAATTTATATAACTAAATTATAAATGCCACTTCCTAAACAAGTCATACCAACATTACCTTTAGTTCCGAAAAAAACGCTTTCAGCAAGAAGAGAACAATTATTGGAATATATTAACAAAGACGGAACTTATCTTCCTAAATCGGTTTTACATGCTGACTTAGATAGAGGTATGTTGGATTTTGTTAAAGGGGACCTTCAAGTTGTTACGGGAGGTAAGATTGTTCCGATGATTGATATTATATTAACAACTCAGAACTGGTCTCAGTATGTGGAGTCAGCAACATTCGTAAACTTAGACTATAATGTTGAGCCTCCATTTATTACGGTTGTTAGACAACCTGAAGTAAAATACGGTACCAATCCTTCATTACAATATACAATACCAAATAGAAAGCAATTTTATTACGCATCAGTTCCTACTTGGAATGGTAATGAACAAGGTATGGATATATACACAATACCCCAACCTGTCCCTGTGGATATCAACTATAGTGTTAAGATTGTGTGTAATAGAATGAGAGAACTTAATCAATTGAATAAAATTGTTTTACAAAAGTTTTCATCAAGACAAGCATATACATTCATCAAAGGGCAATATGTTCCCATCATTATGAATAACATTTCTGATGAATCTCAAATGACTTTGGACGCGAGAAAATATTACATTCAAAGTTATGATTTCACAATGTTAGGTTATCTTATAGATGAAGAAGAGTTTCAGGTTAAACCAGCCATTGCAAGGGTTGCTCAAGTTGTTGAGGTTGACCTATCCCTTTTCAAATCGAAAAGAAAAAAATATCCCGAGAACCCATCTGAGTTCTTATCTAACTTCCTATATGTTTCTGGTGTTACAAGTCTTTCTGAAATGATTGATTTTACAGCAGACATGACTTGGGTTGGGTCAGAAAATATATCTAACTTCGATGTTTATATAAATGGAGACTATTATGGTTCAAACGTCAACAAAATACAAATCACAACAAATGATTTGTTAACGATTTCTATTACTAAGAATGATAGTACTCAAGAGGGGGTTATTAAGTTCGATTGTGAATTGGTTTAATTTTCCCCATACACATCTTTCTTCTCCTTACACTTTTCTAAAATTAAATTTTCCAAAAACTTATATATCTTGATGCCTCTTTTATCACAGTATTTTTTCAATGCGTCGTGAGCTTCAGGTGATATCTTAATGTTCTTTATTTCCTTCTTTGTTTTCATAGGCAGAAAAAAGGCAGAATTAATTCTCCCTGTTTACAAATAGATATCTAAAAGTCAAGTTTTTTCATTCAGATATGAATATTTATCAATAAAATAAATCTGCAAAGAACAATTTTATAATGGCAACACAAGTAAATCAAAAAGTATATGTATCACCTGGAGTTTATACCTCCGAGACAGATTTGTCCTTCGTGGCACAAAGTGTCGGGGTGACTACATTAGGTTTGGTTGGAGAGACTATCAAGGGTCCTGCATTCGAACCAATTTTCATCACGAACTATGACGAGTTTCAAGCCTACTTCGGTGGCACTGAACCAACAAAATTTGTGAACACACAAATCCCAAAGTATGAGGCAGCTTATATTGCTAAGTCTTACTTACAACAATCAAACCAATTATTTGTAACAAGAATTCTTGGATTGTCTGGTTATGATGCTGGTCCATCATGGAGTATCAAAGTTAAGGCTAACGTTGACCCAACTACAGTTGGTTTCAATCCACCTACACCAACTCCTTGGTCAGTAAACTTCCAGTTTGTATCATCGGCTAATACAATCACATTCGGTGGTACATTCCCTTACCCTATTCAAAGTAATCTTACTGAACAATATAGAATGTTCGATGGAAGTACTTCCAATATTCAAGCAGATATTATAGGATTCATCAACGACATTATCGGAAATAATTCTATTTCAGGTAACACAGGAAATGTATATGGTACACTTCCTGAAGGTGATTTCTACGCGTTCTTAGCACAATATCCAAATCTTAACAACGTTTACGGGACAAACAGTATGAACGTTGCAGGTAATGACTTAACCGATTCTGATAACGATGCTTGGTTCTATGCTAACTTCGATAATTTCAGTGGTAACAGTTATTCAGGTTATTCTATGGATTATGGTGTAACAGCAATTGCGTCAGGGGCAAGTTCAATATATACAGGTACTCTTTCAGGTAATGTATACACATGGTCTGGTACAGCATATTCTGATTATAATAATATGGTTGTTGCAACCCTACGTTCGAGAGGTATTTCACTTTTCGAAAATAGTGCTTCAAGTAATGCTCACGGTCCAATCTATGAAGTTAATTCAGGTGGTACTGTTTCAGGATTGAGTGCGTTGACTATGGTTTGTTCAGGTCAATACTCAGGTGTTACAAAGAACCCTTATGAAACTTTCTTGTTATCAGGTATAACTAAAGATAACGATACGTTCAGTTTTGAAGTTTCATTATCTGCAGCTTCTTCTAAATTTATTACTAAAGTTTTAGGTACTGATAATTTTGGAAAATCGAGACAAGAGGTTCCTGTGTTCGTAGAGGAAGCGTATCCTGCTTCATTAGCATATGCTTACAATCAAAGTTATATTCGTGGATTAGATTGTGAATTAATTGGTTTACCAGGAGCAAGAACAGAAGACTCATCTTCAATCGCATACAATTTAGAAAAGTACCAATCTCCAATGACCCCATTCTTGGTTTCAGAGTTGAGAGGTAATAAGGTTTATAAATTATTTAGATTTATATCAATATCTGATGGTGATGCTGCTAACGTTGAAGTTAAGGTTTCTATCGCTAACTTATCATTTAATAATATGACTTTTGATGTTTTAGTTAGAAACTTCTTTGATTCAGATGCTAATCCAATTGTAATTGAAAAGTTCACAAACTGTAATATGGACCCAGCTTCTAACAACTTCGTTGCTAAGAAGATTGGTTCGTCAAATGGTGAGTACGCTTTGATTTCGAAATACATTATGGTTGAGATGTCTGATGAAGCTCCAATTGACGCATTACCTTGTGGTTTCTATGGATATATCCAAAGAGAGTATGGTTCTGTGTTAAATCCTTCACCAGTACCACAATTCAAAACAAAATATTATTTCCCAGGGGAAACAATTTATAACCCACCATTCGGCACGGCAAACGGTGATAATTCAGTAGAGTCTTCAGGTGATATTGTTAGAAGAAGTTATTTAGGATTCTCAACAACTATCGGAACAGATGAATCATTATTAACTTATAAAGGTAAACAATGTCCATTAAATTGGATTAGTTCTCCTGTACCTGTTGAAGGTTCAAGTTGGAATTACTTAAGTAAAGGTTTCCATATGGACTCAGGTGCTACTGTAGTTACAATTGCTAACTCTTATCAGACAAGTGGTTCACCAGCTTTCGAGTGTGGTGTTGCAGATTTCAGATTTGACCCTGAAACTCAAGAAAACCCTTACTACTTCATCTACTCAAGAAAATACACAGTATGTTTCGCAGGTGGTTTTGATGGTTGGGATATCTACAGAGAGTTTAGAACAAATGCGGACAGATTCCAACTCGGAGCGTCAGGTTACTTAGCGGGTGCTGCGGCATCTACAAGATACCCTACAGCGACAGGTGAAGGTTTGTTCAAGAGAATTGTTGTTGAAAACAACACTCAAGATTTCGCAAACACTGACTACTACGCTTATCTTCTTGGTATATTGTCTTTCAGAAATCCTGAAGCAACTAACATCAACGTATTTGCAACTTCAAGTATAGATTATGTAAATAACTCTAATCTTGTAGAGGAAGCAATTGATATGATTCAATTCCAAAGAGCTGACTCAGTTTACATCGCAACAACACCTGACTACCAGATGTTTACACCAGATGGAACTAACTCACTTGATATCATTTACCCACAAGAGGCGGTTGATAACTTGGATAACACAGGAATTGATTCTAACTATACAGCAACTTACTACCCATGGATTCTTGTAAGAGATACTGTTAACAATACACAAATCTACTTACCACCAACAGGTGAAGTTTGTAGAAACTTGGCTCTAACAGATAACATTTCATTCCCGTGGTTCGCATCAGCGGGTTACACAAGAGGTCTTGTTAACTCAGTTAAAGCAAGGGTTAAGTTGACTCAAGAAGATAGAGATACTCTTTATCAAGGTAGAATCAACCCAATCGCTACTTTTGCTGACGTAGGAACTGTAATTTGGGGTAACAAAACTTTACAAGTTGCAGACACAGCACTTAACAGATTGAACGTAAGAAGATTATTACTTCAAGCTCGTAAGTTGATTTCAGCTGTAGCGGTAAGATTGTTGTTCGAACAAAACGACCAAGTAGTGAGACAACAGTTCTTGGATAGTGTTAACCCAATCCTTGATTCAATCAGAAGAGATAGAGGTCTTTACGATTTCCGTGTGACTGTATCATCTTCACCTGAAGATTTGGATAGAAACACTTTAACAGGAAAGATTTACTTAAAACCAACGAAGGCGTTAGAATTCATAGATATTGAATTCTTCATCACACCAACAGGTGCTTCGTTTGAAAATATCTAATAAAACGGGGGGACAAAATCCCCCCCCTTTTTTAGCCAAATAGAATGAGAAAAGAAATTACAGAAGGTTTCAAAGATGAGAAAACCCCAGACTTAAAATATTATGCTTTTGACTGGGACGACAACATTGTACATATGCCTACCAAAATTATTTTAAAAGATGACGAGGGTGAAGAGGTAGGAATGTCCACTGAAGATTTCGCCGAGTACAGACACCAAGTAGGTAAGAAAGATTTTGATTACAAAGGACATACGATTGTGGGATTTGCGGAAAATCCTTTCAGAAACTTTAGAACTGAAGGTGATAAAGACTTTTTGATAGATGCGATGCAAGCGAAGAAGGGACCTGCATTTAGTGATTTCAGAGAAGCAATTAACAACGGTTCAATTTTTGCCATCATAACTGCGAGAGGACATAACCCTGAAACACTCAAAGAATCGGTTTATAATTATATAGCCAATGATTTCGAAGGGATATCCAAAGAAGAACTTTTGAAAAACTTAAAAAAATACAGGTCTTTTGTAGGTGAAGATGAAATGTCGGACAAAGAATTGATTGATTCTTATTTGGCTTTGAACAAATACCACCCCGTTTCTTTTGGGGATGAAGGTGGGGCTACAAATCCTGAAGAAGCTAAGGTCAGAGCGATGAATGATTTTGTGGACTATATTAAGGGTATGGCTGCAATACTCAACAAAAAAGCTTGGTTAAAAAACGATATAGGAAATAAATTTGTTCCTACTAAGCCTCTTATTGGCTTCTCTGATGATGACCCTAAAAACGTAGAAGTAATGAGAAAAGCATTTAAAGATAAACCAGATAATTTAGTAAAAACTTATTCTACTGCTGGAGGAATTAAGAAGGAAGTGCAGTAAAGGTACTTTTTTTTAAAATTGAAGTAAATAGAAAAATTTTCGAATTACCTATATTTATATCATATAAACACTGAAAACAAAAATTTAATAATATGGCTGATTTACTGATGAAAATGCCGATACCTTACGAACCGAAACGTCAGAATCGATTCATCTTAAGGTTTCCTTCAAGTTTGGGGATTAATGAGTGGTTTGTAGAGACCGCGGCAAGACCTTCTATCAAAATCGCAGCAACTGAAATTCAGTTCTTGAATACATCAACTTTCGTTGCGGGTAGATTCAATTGGGACCCAATCTCTGT